GAAGGTGGTCAAGAAGGAACTAAAGGTAGTATAGAAGATAGAGGTTTATTGCCTGGATTAAGAGAGGTTCAAGGTAAAGATGGTAAAAAAACAATAGAGATGTATGATGAATCTTTAAGTGATAAGTTATTAGGTGTAGTTGAAAAGGTTGCTCAAAAAGGTTCAGTACTTCATACCATGGTAGAGAACATGAACAGATTTGGTACATTTAAAGTAGGTTATGCTACAGCTCATGAAAACTTAAGCAAAGCACCTATATGGTTCATAGAACAAGAAATGAACAGGATTAATACAACTCCTGAACAAAGATCTCAATGGATTGCTAATCAAGCTGGTAAACTAGCTTATCATACAGTAAGTGATGTTCACTTTGAATATGGTAGAATATTTAAACCTAAAATATTCCAAGAAGGAGCTGGTGCTGTATTAGGTCAGTTCCAACACTATAGATTTTCTTTAGCTAATTTACAATACGATATATTTAAAAGAGGCTGGAGAGATATTAAATCTGGTGATATGGGGTGGAGTAATGAAGGGGCTGCTCAATTATATAGAATGGGTACTGCTTATGCTGTGATAGGAGGTCTTACTAGTATGTTTGGTTTAGGGTTCTCTAATCTATTAGCTAATGATAACTATGAGTTTATTAAAGGAAAGTATAAATTCTTAACAGCTGAAAGAGATGGTGATGGTAATTTAACTAAAGAAGGTTTAAAACAAGCTGAGCAAGCTACTTATGGTCATGGTTCATGGGCAGACTTTGGTCCTTCTGTTAATCTTTTAATAGAATTAGGTCAAATAGCTCACTGGTGGACAGTAGATATGAATAGCTATATACCTATGTTACAAAATAGTGGTCAATCTGAAAAAACTTTAGAAGATGAAGATAGGAGTTATCAGTTGATGAGACTTGCTAATATACAGCTAGCAAGAGCCACTCACCATACAATACCTGCTATGTTTAATCGTAATTGGACTAAGATGTTTTATACTGAAACAGGATTATATACAGATTATGAGACCACAAAACAATCAATACAGTTCTGGGATTGGGCAAGACAGGTAACAGGTATTCCTGAAACTGGGAGATCTAATAAAAGAATAGGACCTCCCAAAGTCAGAAGAAAAAAAGGATTACGTTCAGGTATTAGTAGAGATTAGTTTTTAATACTTGTATCTACTTCGTAAGTGCTATCTTTAATATAAGGTCTTAATATAGATGTCAACATTTGAATTGCGCTTGTTAATATTTGAAATATTTGTGCATCATCATTATGTCTTTTTATATGCCCTATTGTTTGTCCTAGAATATTTATAGTATTTCTAGCTAACGGGCTTAAGTGTTTATTGTTTCTTTCCTCGTTATCATATGCTTTTCTAATTGCCATTTACTGCTCCTTTATAAGTTCTATTAATTTATCTATAGGTATAACAGCATAAGTGTTTTTCCTATTCCTTGTAAAGACCAATACAGGACATCTATCTTCGCAATTGCTTTCAGCTTGCTCCAGGGAATCCCAGATGTTTAATCTTTCTACATTCTTACATTCAAATGAATAAGGTATTACTTTTTTAGCTGCAGGAGATAAAACTATATCTTCTCCAGTCATTCCCATAGTTTGAGACTTTATATCATCGTCTTCTAACTTAGGAAATGTTTTTCTAAGAATATCCCTTATTGCATTTTGCAATCTTCTTCCTTTTGCTTTACTCGACCTCGGATTCATACATCTTCTCCTTATTTTGAGTTAGCCAGGAATCTAGTTCATTTGCTATTCGCAGAATGTTATGTTGTGTTAGGTCATGAGGAGCTGCGTTAATGTCATCCCCTGGTTTGGAGTGACGAGCCCATACTATGAGGTGGGCAATACGCTGTAGTATTTCTTTAGTAAACATACTTCTCTCCAGTTATGTTACCAAGTATATTACTACATTTTATTCCAAAGAGTCAAGCTTTTTTAATTCTATCTCTGCTCTTGCTGATGCTTTCTTCAGCGCTTCGCGCCTCGCGTCATCATCATCTCCTTCAGTTTTAGAATAAGCCCACTCTTCGTAGCTTGTGTGTTTGTTTAAGTTATCCTCAAAGGAATCGCTTCCTTCTAGATGATCTCTTTCTACTGTGTCTTCGGTTACATTCCTAGACTCAGATTCTTCTTCTAATCTATTGTAATAGTATTTAGATTTGCCAGGATACTTAGATACTTCTAACATGTCATCTAATTCCATATCCTTTAACTTCTCTTCATACATTAAAATAGTTTCTTCTAAATGATGTATATAAATAGCTACTTCATCTAGCATTTCTTTGTATTCTTTGTACATACAACCTCCTAAAATGGATCTGCATCTTCTTCAACACAGATTTCAAGTTCTAAGTTACGAGTTCCATATTCACTTAAATTAGGCCAAGCTTTAAGGTAATAATCTTTACCATCAATCTTATGCCAACCTTGCCATAAAGGTGCTATTGTGCCCCTTACAGGGTCATGATATTGTCCTTTATGAGAAGATCTATTTTTTCTTATAATGATTGTCTCTAATTTCTTTAACTCTTTTTTTGATACTTTCTTTTTCTTTAGTTCCAACATGTTTAAAATCTCCGTATGTTTTCTTAAGATACTCTACTAATTTTTCATATGCTTCCATATATCTCCAGGTTAATTATAGGGGAGTGTCCGACGAGAAATTCAGCATTATAACAATTTCTAAACTTACCTGTTTAGTACTTGACATCACTTGTTTCTACCACTCCCCTAATAGTTTACGCTTTTAATCGCCAACAGTGGCAATTCTTACCATACTCACCTTTTTTCATCTTATCAAGCTTTTCAAGTCTACCTTTACTGGTTAACTCTGTAATAGCTCTTCTAATACTAGTAATTGGTGAACGCATTCGAAGCTTAGCTTTGATTTCAAAAGCTGTTAGTTCTTCTCTGGGATTATCCATAAAGAATCTATATATCAGACTTTCTTGAGAATCTGCTCTTCTTCTTGATTCTTGCAGGGTCTCCCCTGTTTCGTTATTTGTATTATAATACACTTTCATTCTCCTCTACCATTGCCCAAAGTAAAAACAAGTATACTATAGAATCAGTTATTCGACCTTTAACAGACTCTCTCTGAGACTCGTGACCTTTGACATACGCTTTTATCCCATCAATATGTTTTAAAAGGTATGTCATTAAAGCTTTCTCTCTAGATATGTCTAATGATTCTGCTACTCTTTCAAAGTTAGCAAATACATTTTTTATATCATGAGCATATTCTTTTTGGCCAGCGTCTCTAGTGTCAGTAACTTCTTTTAAGAATACTTTGAACAGTTCGTTATAGTGACTCTTGTTCATATTCAGTTATCCTCACATTATCAACTTTAAGTTTAACATTGAGTTGTTCTTTCTCTCTGTTTTTAGTACTAGTTATATGAAGCATTTCTATTAGCCCTTTATCATTCTTGAAAGGTTTAATAGATAATAGTTTATTAGCATTGTAAGCTACTCTAAATGAGCCTTTAGCAGATGCCATATTCATACCTTCATTGAATGCTTGTTTAGATATTTCACTAACAGCAAATACAATTATGTTATGCTTAACGGCTAACTCCATTAAAGCTTGAGAAGCTTCCTCTACTTTTCTATTATTATCTTCATACTTAGACTTCATTAAACCCATATGATCAACAACTACGATCTCTGGTTTAACAGCTTGCATGAGTATTCTTTTCTCTAATTCATTAGGATAACATGCTGAATAATCAACTGTTAACCATTTGAATTGCTCTTGCATACCATTTTTACCAGATAAGTAGTGCTGCTTAAGTTCATCTTCAGTCCATCCCATTTGCATCATAACAAACCTAGACCATATTTGTCTTGGAGACATCTCCATTTCCATAAAGTAAGTTTGTTTTCTCAAATCAACCATCCAATTTTGCAATAACATAGTCTTCATTGAAGCTGGTGGAGCTTGTATTATAACTACTTCACCAGGATAAATAGGAAAGTCTTGTCCGTATAAGTGCCCTATATTACAGGGACTTACAGTACTTTGAAGGAATTGAATCAACTCATCTTCCATCTTACTTGCATCCATAGTAGATTGAGATTTCTTTGCTTTATAAAGTCTACAGGTATTCTTGCAATGTGAGTCCATAATAGGGTCTGCACATCCATATCTATAACCTGCACCTCCATGTCCATCATAGCAATTATCTACAATCTTATCCATTTCAGCCTTAGTAAACTTCTGATTACTTGAGTCTACTCCTTGTCTCCAGTTCTCCATAACTAATCTTACAGTATCTTCTGGATACAACCATCTAAACCATGCTGCTATTCTTAATGCAGTCATGTGTCTCTTACCATAAGAGGCATTTGAAAGCATTGAAGATATACAGGGATAGTTTACAGGGTCAGCAGACCTACCATGAGATACTACTATAGATTCTTGAGATTTCTTATTTAGTTTCTCGAACCCAGTATTTAAATCAAACACAGGAGTTTGAGCTTTAAATATCTCACCATTAGGTAATTCTTTTGGTGTTTTAGCATAATCATGGATTTCATCTACAGTCATATCTTCTTTAATCCATACTTTATATAGATTAGACTTTGTATTTTTAGTATTAGGTACTCTGATAATTCTAGTTTTATCAGTAACAGAAGGATCTGCATGTTCCCATATCTTGTAATCTCCTAATATTTTCTTTACTTTCATATGTAAATTAACATCAGGTGCCCATCTAAAGGCTTTACCAGATATGTGTAAATGAAACCCTGTACCACTAAAATACAGGTAATAATATACTTTAAGTGTTTTAAGTAACTCTATTAGTTTCTTGCACTTATCCAAGGCTACATCAACATTAGCCCCATCTACATCTAAAATAAATTCATCAGGGATATATATTTTACCGTTGTATCCAGACAATGTGCTTTTCTTTGCAAAGAACTCTTTTACTTCATCATCATAATCATATAATGACATAAAAGTATTGCTATCTAAGCCTAACCATTGTTCTATCTGTGCAGCATCCTGGAAATAATGCCTTCTACTAAGCCCGAAGGCGAACTCTTTAATCATACTTTCTCCTCGCTAAGTCTAGCATTATATATTGATAAATCCACCAACATCTACCATTGTCAGAAGCTACAAGAGCTGCTTTTTTAATCTTTTCGTGGTATGGTAGTCCTTGGTATTCTTTTACATAAACTGTCTTTCCTGACTTTTGTACTAAAGTTGAGTCAGGGAACTTTGCTAATTCAGTCATATCTTCTCCAATTTAAGTGTTAGAAAGAGAGGCTTTCTATTGGTATTGAGTGACACATCTACCTCTCTCCCTTATCTTCCCCGAGATAATAATTTAGTCGGGCATACTCGCAAATACATCGTCTTCTGTAGAAGCAAACGCACCATTAGATGATGTGTCTTTCTTTACATAGTCGTTATAGTATTTTTCAGCTTTACCTTTCCAATAAGAAATATCATTCTCTTTGAATGTTTCTACTTGGTTAGTAAACTCTGTTGGAGCAGGTTGAGCAAGAACTCTGAAGTATTCACCATCTTTATGTAGGAATACATGGAGCATCTTACCAACTAACTGATCAGCTGAATCATCAAGTTTAACGACTTTAGTTCCATCGTCACCCTCTAATGCTTCAGTTAAACCAGCGTTTGCAAATCGAAATAATCTGCCAATAGCAAACTCTTCACCGTCTTTACCTTTCTTAGCATAACAACGCATGTTTAAAGTTTCTGGAAAGTCTTTGAACCAAACATCTATGTATTTGCTTCCTTCCCAATCGCCATATTTAGCCTTAGTTATTTCAACATGATTCCAGCCATCAGTAAAGTTTCCTCCACCTCCGCCAGATTTAATCGTTAGTGTTCTCATTAGAAGCACCTCCCTTTTTATTTAACGTTTGCAAACTCAGTGTTTTACCACTGCCAGGAGCACCGACAACAAGTATCTTGCATCCATCAAATCCTTTTTGCTTTGCAGCATCAAGTACTAATTGATAGTCTTGAGGGATTTGAGCAGGTAGTAAATTTGTTCTATCTTTAGCATGGTCATATGTTTCACACCTTCTAGTGATCCACACCCATTCTCTTTCACCAGAGCTTTTCTTAATTGTCTTAGTGTAAAGTACGAAATCAAACCATTTGCTAATATCTTCTTTAGTTGAACCATCGATATAAGGAACCACTTTGTTTCCTTCATCCATTGATTGAACTTTAGAATGGCAATTACATATTACTGTTCCAGGGATTCTAGAAATGAACTCTAGAGCAGTGTCTAGCTTGTTCTTTAACTGTCCCCATCCTTGTAACTTCATTTTGCCATCTTTATCAGAAATACTTCTCATAAACTTCTTAGATAATTCAGAGAATGTATCAAGTACAACACCATCTATAACAGTGCCATTTCTTGGTACAACTTCAACTCTATCTTCGCTTATAGTTAAGTCTCCGATGTTTACATCTACTGTCTTAGATTTCTGTGTATAAATCTTGCCAATAGTTGACTGGAATTGATCCCAGGATTTAGGTTCTAAACAAGGGTATCCAAATATGGATTCTACATCTTTTTTAGAGCCTAGTGATTGTGACCCATGTTCTAGGTCGAAGTATAACATCTTCATGTATTCTCTCCTCTTTTAAGGGTTATTGTAGGGTTTATAAATTACAAAATTCGGATAACATATCCAAACAAAATTCGGAAACTTTCTGGTCAACCGCTCGCCACCCATCACGGATTTAGGATTACTCCGTACCGTGCCTTAGCCTCGTCCGTTGTGAAAGTTATTTGGGCTACCAAACCAATTATCTAACTTGTATCATTGATGTGGGAAAATTGAATGAAAGTTCCAAATCTAATGGTTGTTCCATTACAAATCTTCTAACAGCATTACTGATAAAAGAGCCAGACATATTGCTACAATAGCTTGTTGCTTTTGCATTGCAAGGTTCCTGATCTCCTTCGTCATCGCTGTACCATGATTTAAGGTAAGATTTTAGGGTAGGTTTGATGAATAGATACTGTTGATAATGCTCAGCGCCCATTCTTCCGTCAATAAGTAACATAGGTCTATGAAACTTACCAGCGTTAGATATAATAGTTACAGCTTCTAATCTTGATGCCATTGAGTCAAATCCCAATACGACAATATCTGCCTTATTAGTTGATTCCCATTCATCAAAACGTCTAGCATGAGTAACTACCCTTATATCTTTATTTATTGCATGTATGTGATTCTTTAAAGCATCTACTTTACACTTTCCAATATCACTTTGAAAGTATTGTGATACTCCAACATTCTCTATTTCAACATCATCGAAATCACATAATACCATTTCTTCAGCTCCCATTCGAGCTAGCTGCATGGCTACAGAACTGCCTATTGCTCCACATCCTAAGATATGGAAACAATAAGCTTGTAAGTTATCTACTATTCCTATTGAGCGTTCATTAATCATTTTTTGTCTCCTAAGTTAAATCCCTTATTATAATCTCTAACTTCTTTTGATTCTCTAGTTGCCCATAGTTCATCTATAGCAATACCATTAACTGTAATAAACTCAGGAGGATGCATTTGCATACACTTATCCAATAGTTCATTTTCTGAGAATGTTACAACTCTAATTTTAGGGGAATCTTTTCCCTCTAATCTTTCTAGTGTATCATTAAACTCAGCAACAGCTTCCATGTATTTATCATAATTAATCTGTCCTTCACAATATTTTTGGTTGCCCATTTCTATTTGTTCGATTAAGTATGCTATAGGGTCTTCTTGTATAGTATTATTTATACCATAATAGCTATATCCACATTCCATTAAAGCTTCATAGTCATCTAGTAAGCCTTCAAGTTCATCTACCTTTTCTTTTTCAGGTTGATTCCATAAAGTAGCTTGTCCTACACTATTATATCTAGTGTATGTGCCACCATAAGTATATCCTGTTGATTGAACTATAGTCTTTTCAGAACATTTATCTTCTATCTCTGCTAATATGTTCTTTGGAATGGATCTTTCTTTAGTTTTGCCAGTTATGATACCTAATTCAATATCTTCACCTAATTCATAAGGGTGCCAATATTGAACTCTGAACTTATACTCTTCTCTTACATTAACTACTAGAAAAGCTGACCAATGGCTATTCTTATATTCAGTCATAGTACTTGTATCTGTACCTGACCAGAATGCAGCCATCTTAGCATGTGAATGCCACCATAGGAACTGAACTTTATTCCCATATTTATGTGCCATATCAACATAATACTGAGCTAACTCATCTTTGTCTAATGTACAAGTAGAACCTGTGGTTTCTTGTTTAAGTATAGTAGGCTCTTTAATTATATAATCATCTTCTTTATCTTTAACGATTACAGCCATACCACCTATTTCATCACCACATTCCTGCTCTCTGGCTCTGGCATAATTTATTATTTTATCCCAGTCTTTCTTTTGAATGTAAAAATCACTCATTTTCCCTCCCAGGGTTTGTATTATAAGGGAACTCACATATTCCTTTGCGACAGAGCAACCTTGTTACAGGTAATCCAACTTTCGTTGGGCTCATCCTCGACTTACAGGACCAGTTATTGTCCCCTTATAAGTTATTGTTGACGTACTGCGTGTGCCCATGCTGCCATTTCTTCTTGCTCATCTGATAATGGCTGTCTTGGCTCTCTAGGAAAGAAGTTGTTAATTTCTTGCCATATCATATCATTATTCTTAGCATTTAGTATTGCATCTATAAACAAAAGTGAATGTTCATCACTGTCTTCACAGTATATTAATTCTCTTTGTATCATATGATTTAACATTCTTAACCCTATTTCTCCTGCTTTATTTCTAAAGCTTTCTTGTAAGATTTCATAAGGTACTTGTATATCATATAGATTATTAGGATATAAAGCTTCTCTTATTATATCAGAATAATAATATACATCTTGTTCTTCTTCTTGCTGGTTAGGTAACAGTATCTCATATTTACAATTAAGGTCTTGGAATTGCTCTAATTCTAGCTTTATTTCTATACCTTTAGTATTATTCAAGAACCCTTTACATTTTTCTCTTAATGTACAGTTCAGATTATTACATTGCTCTACTATGATACCTGTTACAGATTCTCCCTCATCTAGCTTTACTATATCACTATTAACTTCATTTCGTAATGTGCTAAATGATCTGTCCCAACAAGCTCCAGAACTAGGTGTCCCTACAACTTCATAAAATGAGTCAGAATTATCTTTCCCTTCTTTATCAAGTATTACAGGCTTACCTACTAAAGCCATATTTATATTATTTAAAGGACCAGTAACTCCACATTTATATGTAGTCATCCATAAGTCTATCCAGTAACCCATACTGTTCCAATCCATAATAAGGTATGATTTGATTATATCTTTCATCATCTCACCCATACATACATTACCTGTTCCATAACTATTTTGTGAAACATAAGGATGCTTTGCTCCTATGTATTTAGGGTATACTTCAGCTATGCATGTGAAATTCTTTTGATTCCATCTATTTCCATAACTACCATGATGAGTCAATAAATTATTATCAACCCGTATTCTACTAGAGTTTAGAGTATTCTCTTCTATATTACAGTAATTGTATACAATATTAAACCATTTGCATAAAGGCATTTGAAATCTTAATTTTACATCACCATAATCAACAAGACCCAATTCTCTTGTTTCTCCAGTTCTATTCCCAACAGTTACATCTATTTTAATATTTTCTATAGGTATTACTGTTTCTATCATAGCACTAGAAAATTCATCTCTATCTACTATTGATATTACTGAGTTAGGGAAATATGTTCTCAGATTTTCCTGTTGTGCTAACAAAGTTGACTTAAAAAGCTCAAAATGACCTCTAATTTCATCAGGATCTGTTATAAAAGTTCTATTTTCAGCCCTAAAATTGGATAAAATGTTCTCAATTTCTATTAAAGACTCTTTTAATCTATTTTTAGCATAACTTCTTTCTCTAGAGAATAAACTATTCATTCCACTTGGTCTTCTATGCCATTGTAACCATTCTTGTGTAAGAATTTCTTTTACTTTATCATAAGTACCAGGTTTCCATCTAAATTTAGGCGTTATACCTAACTTTAAGCTGTCATGATTGACATATTCTCTATTTATTCGTTCTAATCTTTCAAGAACATCTGCTTGAGGACCTATATATAGATCATCCATAGCAGTTCTTACATCTATACTATATCTTGCTAGTTCCATACATCCTCCAATTTATAGTCAGTTGGGAGTGAAGATTACAAAGCACCGCATCAGCTTGGGCTTACATGTACGCGTATCACCCCCTCATGACCTAACATTTAAACTACTTGTTTTTACCACCAGTTTTGTTTGATGATACAGCAGCTACATTCATTCCATCTTCTAATATGTAGTCGTCACTAACAACTGTTCTGTTTACATTAATAGTATGACCTTGTAGTTCAAGCTCGTTTCTTAATGAACCTACAGTTGTAGATTGTACTTCAGTTTCTGCAAATGAAGATGAATTGTTTAATAAGTTAATTTTTGGCATATCGCCTCCTATTATTTATTGTTCTAGTTAACTTTACTATCTCTGACCTTATCTTTCCATTCTTTTTTAGCAATGTAAGTCCAGTCTCCAGAAGCTACCTTCATTGCAGCAGCTCCATCATTCGTTCTAACGATTTTACTTGTGGTTATTTGTTTGATACACTTCATATCCCCCCCTAACCTATTGTAAATCCACCAGAAAATCTGGCAAACTTAGCAAATTCACGAACATTATCTATATTAAATGGGTAATTAGACATGAATTTCACATCTTTTTCTTCAGATTTCGATGCTTCTTTACGTTCTTTTTCGTATTCTTTAGCATGTTCATCTACTTTACCTTCATCTAATAGTGTCTCTAGCCTATCAGCTAATTTTATAGCTTTTGTTTTAGATATTTTATGAAAATCATTATAGCTACCACTTGTCATATCTTGTTTAGATAATATATCATCACAATTAAGACATATAAACTGCCATAATGGTCTCCACCACCACACATTGTTTCTAAAATAGACTCCAGGTGTATTCTCTACCCAAGCCCAATAAGCTTTCCACGCTTCTTTATTACCGCCATCCTCGTCCCAAGGGTGACCCGAAGGTTCTTCACAAGGGACAGCATCAGGATGACACGGTTTTATACCAGAAAGGTCGAAACCCATTAACTTCTACACCTTCTTTTACTACGCCCTAGTCTAATAGACATTAAATATCCTATAAGACTTAAAACTATCACTGACTCAAATGTGTGGTCTTGAATCCAGTGTTTAAATGGCCACCATAAATATGAATTAGTTGTAAACATATTTCTAAACAACATATATGTCACAAATGTCATACTAAACGACCATGTATATTTTATATACGGTACTATATTACTTAAATGCTTCATTTATCCTCCACATTTATTGTTAAAAGTTGCCGTCTGCCACCTGCATACATTGCAAGTTCAGACCATTTCTCCACATATCTACTACTTGATTCCTATCATCAAATACGTATTTAACATCATAGCGAGGTGCTACTTCTTTGTTATATATATCATATTTAACATAACAATCTTTACGATGATCACCTTTCTCACGTAGTATCAACTCCCAACCTTTTATTGGTGATGGTGCAGGTTGTCTATCAAAGACATTCCTCTCAATCCACCATTTTGTTAGGTCATAAGCATTGTTGTGTACACTACGCTTACTTGAAAAGTTCACATTCTCTCTTGCTGATAGAAAGACTATATAACATTCTAAAGTCTTTGCTGTATTCAACAAGAGGTCTATCACAGGTTGATTAGGTTTATCTTCATCAGCCTTGATGTACTCAAAAGGACTTCTTTTACTGAAATTCATCAGAGAAATTGTCCCATCCACGTCACAGATTATTGCACGCTTCATATTTACTCCTCCATTTTAATATTCTACAGGTTCTATATCTTCCAATCCTTCAGGTTCATTGTAATCAGTTCCCCAGCGCCACTCAAAGTATTCTTCTTGAGTTGCAAACCCATAATAATTATGAGCAGGTATTCTATGTTTACGAACCTCATCAATATCTTTTAATTCAGGCACTTGTTTATCTTCATAGCCTAAATCATATCCTACATTATCCATAAAATCTTGTATATGGCTTTTAATCTTTCCCATTATCATATCCTCCATGTTTTTCAATTATTTTATCAACAATATCATTAGGTACATGAGCATATACAGTATCTAATGGTCTCTCATCATCCTCAACATAAGGCATTAATAACTCTTCTATCTCAGACGGGAATCCTACTTCAGATGTTTCACCTGGTATAGCATAATGGTGTTCTCCATCTTGAACAGACATTGAGAATCCATCTTTACATTTAATCCTTGGTCTAGCATATCCAAACATACTAAGTCCTCCTAAATTAAGTTAGTGGAGACGGTGAGAATCGAACTCACATAGCCATTGTGCAGGGATAAGCCTACACGCAGGTCGAAAGCCTGTCGTCCCCAGAAAGTTTGTTATAAGGTGAGACTATCCTTATTACATGAAGGTCTTTGGAGTTATTATGACTTCTCCTCTTTGTCCACTAAATGTTGCCATCTAGTATCCTTCAAAGCTCAGTAGTTATAGACTACCACTCTTATCGATTCAGTTATCTTAGCAGTTATATGACGCTAATAACAGGAGCTACCCATTTTAACATAACAAATAAATGTTATGACTTAGTGCCTTTCCCCACCTCCTAGCATTGCCTTGCGAGCAACACCATCCTCTGGTTTTTCAAGAGGTCTAGAGCCCTTTGCTCTGAATCGTGCTATGTAATTTTGCTTTTATCGTTATCATTTTATCTTTTGGTTATTATGATTAAGTGGAAACGGGGAGTGATGGATCGAGGCCATAACAATTGTAGCTTACCAGTCTTTTGAACCAGCAAATACTACACTCAATACCTTCACATGAAATCTGGTGAATCTCATATAAGTTGTTTCAGGCACGCTAACTCTATCTTACATTTCTATAAGACAGTCACCTTTACAATGGATGCCGACCTTGCTACCACAGCTTAGTCTTCTCATCCTACTCTTTTGATCTATTGAGTGTCACCACTCGCAACCTGAATCCCAATCAGGTATTAACCACCTAAGCCTCTCAGCTGTCGCCCATGAGACGAAGATAGTTAACGATAGAGCTTGCATTCTTAGACCACATGATGGCGCTACTAAGGCTTTATTCCATTACCCTTTCACTTTGGCTGTGTTACCACAGTTATCCTAACGACACAATGCTGCCGATTACTTACGTAATTCTTTACTATAGTTGCGGGAGACAGATTCGAACTGCCGACCTATTGGTTATGAGCCAATCGAGGTACCAACTCCTCCATCCCGCATAAACCTGTGTGGACCGCTGCATGATTCCCAGGTATGTCCTGTTACATCTTTGCTACCGCACGAATGTGGCCTCTGTTTTGCATAGCCCGAGGTGGCCTGTCCACTAGGTAGATAGAGATTAGTCCGAAGAATGCACCTTAGATTAATAACCTTCTCAGGATTGTTTGATGGTATCCGTTGCAACCCCTTCACGAGGTATGACTAACACTCTAAAAACACAGTCAAATACCACATGATTGTCCTTTAATCACATGGTATAAGTCTGGTATAAGTCCATACTATACATTACCAAAGAAGTACTCAAAGGCTTGCTCGTAAGCTACACCATAAGTATCTGCTTCAGCCAAAGGTATACCATGAACATTCCCATTGGAGTCACAAAACATCCAATGTAATTCAGATAATCCAAGATATGACATGTCTCTTCTCCTCATTTGAATTGATTAATACACCGCTTTATCATATTATCATTGAACTCCTTATCATATAAACACAAGATAAGTAATACAAGAAAAAAGGGAGATTGGTAATTAAGGACAAGGTTCTCCCAAACCTCAAACTACACCATAACCCGTGTCAATAGGATTAAGGAGTAGTAGTACCAGTATTAGCGTTACCACTAGCAGCAATCTGAGAATTAAGAGTTTGAATCAAAGCTTCTGCTTCTTCCAATTTCTTCTTAGTCTCAATAGCCATTGCAACTACACTGTTCTGATTATCAATCTCAGGTGCAGCTACCAACGATAGACCCAAGTTCACCTTATCCTCTGCAGGTAGGTAAGCAAGAGCTTGTTGAGCTTCTAACATGATTGCAGCCTTAAGGTCAGATGTTAACACTTGACCTTTGTTTATAGTAACGTTCATACTATTAAAGTTCTTATTTCTTACGAAAGTAGACCTCCTTTAGTTAATTAAACGAAAACAAACACAAAAAAACTACAAAAAACTCAAATCAAAAATAACTAAAATGCGATAGCAGAAAATCCCCGTAAGGGGTACCTATACATATATAACAGCACATGACAAAATCCTTGTATTTTTAAAACTTTTTCTATAAATTTAAAACCTAGTATGGAAAAGAAACACACAGATATGAAGATAACATTTAAGGTAATATTTGATAAACCTATGTCTGACTCTGATATAACTAAGTTTATGAAAGAGGTTAATTTGGACATTGATCATAGTACCGTAAGTGATATTGAATTAGTCAAGCTATCTAAATAATGCCTAGCATTAAGGTAACATGTCTTGGTTGTGGTAATGCGGCTTTTGCTGTCAACTGCAAGTATCGGTGCACCCTATGTGGTTTTGAGGGAGGCTGATCAGAGGTTATGAGCCAGGATGGCCCAACAAAGGAGAGAGATAATGGCAAACAGGAAAAAGCCTACAAACAAAGAGATGCTTCAAGAGATACAATATCTAGGAAAAAGATTAGTAATGATGGAGCAAGTATTAAACAAATACGTTAGTGCTTTAGATTTATATATAATGTTCCAAGAGAACGATGATAAGTTTAGAGAGTTTATTGAAATAAAGCTTAAAGAGCAGTCTGAAAGAAAAGATAAAGCAGTAGCTGAAGTTTAGGATTGTATGCGCAGTCCGAATTTTGCAAATATTCTATTTTGCAAAATAGCTATAAGTCCTTTATTATAAGTTAGTTACAGTAATTAAAAAAAGTGTTGTATCTTAATTTAAAAGATAGTAAACTAGTGTACTAAATTGTATTTAAAAGGAGGTGTTTATGGCTTTAAAGACTTATACTTTAGAGATTATCTATGATGATAAGACTGAAGAAATAGAAAGCATACAAGAGTTTGTAAGCGGTACAGAGCCTCCAGCTTTTCTACCAATGCCTGAAGAGGTGGAAATTGATGAAGATTATTGGGATATGAACTATTCAGGAGAGGTTGGTGAGGCTTAATTATCAATTGCTAACGCAATTGTCTTACTCGCTTCGCTCGCGCAAATAAAGAGGAGAGATTATGGGAATTGATGGATGGAGTCTTAATGAAGATATTAAAGACTTAAAAAAGAAGCTCCAGAGACATGAGAATATACTTGGGGCTTTAGCAGTTAAAGTATATCAATTAGAGGACGAGTCTAAGGCTAGTGAGGCTTCGCCTCCAAAAACCAAGAAAAAGGCTAAGGTAACTAAGGATGTCAAAAGCAAGTAAAGTTGTTAGCAATAATAAAGGTAAAACTCATATATGACCTCATGAAGGTACGCCACATCCCGTTGGGAAAAGGCATAAAAAGGCACCTAAGGGATCAACTCATTGGGAGTCTACTGAAATTAAGGTCGGAAACGGTAAGTATACTGAAGGAAAATAGTGCGTTTATATAAGGTTAACGGCATTCAACATAGGGTTTTTGAAGATTTGGAAGAAGTACCAGGAGACATTAGTGTCGTTGATTGGAAAAGTGCTGATGTAGGTGATTGGGTTAAAGCAGATGATGGATGTATTATCCAGATAATCAGAAAAGGTAAGATGCTTAAGCCTAAAGGAAAGAATAGATTAGTCTATTATGTAGGAACTTGCACAGGGACTTTTATAGCAGGTACTAATAGCAAGATGGATACTTCAAGGAGAGAGAATATATATTCTTTTTCTGGATTTAAGGATAATTATGAAGGTAGGAAGTTAACAAAAAAAGAAGAATTATTTGTTTTTTATCTATCTCAAGAAAAACTTAGTCCTGAAGAAGCTTATTTAAAAGCATTTCCTACTAGCAATAGAAGGTATGCGAATGAAAAGGCTTCTACACTTATACAAACAAAGAGGGTTATAACTGCAGTGAAAGAAGAATTAAAGCCAGTATTAGAAGAACTGGGTATTACAGAAGAGTATATTTTAAAAGGTATTAAAAATACTGCTGAATTAGCGGAGAAAGAAGATGTAAAGCTTAGGGCTTTATTTAAACTATCTGACATTCTAGACTTAGAAGATAAGTCTTCGACCCAAGTTACACAACTTACAGGGGTTCAGTTTGGAGGATTTGATAATAAGATGCTAGAGGTAGCTGAAAGACCAAAGGAAATAGAAGATGTACGGAAAGAAAAAAAGTAAAGACCCATTTAATCATATGATAAAAATGCAGAAAGAGGAAAACTCTTCTGTATTTGACACTAGACCTTCAAAACCCGCTAAAAAATCTAACTCAATAAATCCAAATCCAACTGGACCAGCATTGCCTAGAGGAGGAAAAGCTCCTAAATATGAGCTTAATCCTGGCCCTAGTGAGCAAGATTTTTATACAGGAGCACAAGATCCAACGACTGATCCTATAGATGATAACTCTGCTGATGTCCCAGATGGACCTTGTTACAATCTTTTAGGGCAAGAGGTTGGATGTGGCAATTGTCCTCCTGGATCATTAGTTGAAAATGGGCAATGCATTGGAGGAGGAAGTGATAATGATGATTCTGCTGGGTATGTAACATGTCCTGATGGAACATTATCTGCCTCTTACGAGGAATGTTTTGACCAAGGAGAAAATTGCAGTCCTTCATATAATGTTTTAGGACAATGTATAGCATGTTGTGATGGAGAAATAGACCCTGGTGGTAATGACGACGATACAGGGAATGATAGTGGTTATGAAATGTGTCCAGATGGAACTTTTGTATTGCCTCCAGACACATGCGGTGATGGTGGTACTGGCAACAATTGCAGTCCTCAGTATAATATGCTAGGACAATGCATCGCTTGCTGTGACTAATATCTAGGGAGAGATATGAGTGATATAGAGAATTATGATTGGCTTGGCTTATTAAAGTCTACTGTAGATGTTGCTACTAATGGTTTTATTGACAATGAGTCTGCTCAAAAAAGGTACGACATATGTAAAGAGTGTCCTTTTTTAAAAGATAGCACTCAATGTAGAAAGTGTGGATGTATGATGAAAGCTAAAGTCAAAGTTAAAGGGGCAAGTTGCCCTATAGGTAAATGGTAAGGAGATAATATGCCAGACGGAGAAGGAACATATGGTAATCAAGTAGGTAGACCTAGTCAACCTAAAAAAGAAACAAATCCTGTAGATTCTTTTATGAATACTGCTACAGATGAAACAGATTCAAATATTATATCTAATAATGGATTAAGCCAAAGTGAGGTAACTGAAATACAGGCTGGTTTAAACTTTTTACAGGCAGCTGGACTTAATCCTGATGCTAAAGAATTTGAAAAGTTAAAGCTTGATGGTAGTTTTGGCCCTAAGACTTATGCTATGTTTAAAACATTCTTTAAGCAATTGCCTGAAGGAACTCAAAAGGCTATTAAGCCTACAGATAATCCTTTAGCTGATTTTTAATGGCTAATATAAATTCTAGAAATGTCTCAAAAGCTGAGCATGATCTTGAGTTAGCGAGGAAGGATATGATAGCATTTGGTAAATTATTTTTACCTGATGACTATATGAGGTCAGAGACTCCATTTTTTCATTACGAAGTAGCTGATGCTATTTCTGATTTAGAGCAAAAACAAACGGCAATCATATTGCCTAGGGGTCATGGGAAGACTGTTTTAACTAAATGTAATATTTTACAGGATTTTTGTTTTGCAACAGAGCCTTTATTTTACGGTTGGGTAGCTGCAAGTAGTAAAATATCAGTACCTAATCTAGATTACATTAAGTATCATGTTGAGTTTAACGAGAGAATATTATATTATTTCGGAGAACAGAAAGGTAAGAAGTGGACAGAAGACGATATAGAGTTCAAGAATGGTTCTAAGCTCATTAGTAAGTCAAATCTTTCAGGTATTAGAGGGGGAGCTAAACTCCATAAAAGATATGACCTCATTGTACTGGATGACTTTGAAGACGAGAATAATACCATTACGGCTGAGTCTCGCTCTAAAATTTCTAATCTTGTTACGGCTGTTGTGTTTCCTGCTCTTGAGCCTGGCACTGGTCGTTTACGGATTAATGGTACTCCCGTTCACTATGATTCATTTATTAACAACATCCTTGTTGCACATGATAAAGCAAAAAGTGCTGGAAAAGATTTTAGCTGGAAGTTAATAACTTATAAAGCTATACAAGATGATGGAACTCCTTTGTGGCCTGGTTGGTTTGGTCAAAAGGAAATGGCGAGGAAAAAGAAGTTTTATACAGATTCTGGACAACCACAGAAATTCTATCAAGAATATATGATGGAAGTGCAGTCTGCTGATGACTCTATATTTACTAGAGACCATATAAAATATTGGGAAGGGGAGTATAAATATGATGAAGAGACTCAGATCTCGTATATCGATGATAAAGAAAAAGGAACTATTCCAGTTAATGTATTCGCTGGGGTGGACCCTGCTACTGACAGTGTACGTAGGGATAGTGATTTTAGTGTATTGCTTGTTATTGGGGTTGATACTAACAATAATGTTTATGTTTTACATTATACACGTGTTAGGTCGCTTCCTGTCCTGGGCATACCTGGAGAGGCCAAGAAAGGCATTGTTGACCATATGTTCGACCTTAACAATATCTATCACCCAAATTTATTCGTGGTTGAAGATACGACTATGTCGAAGCCTATCTTTCAATCTCTCAATGCAGAGATGCGTAGAAGGAATGACTTCGGAGTTAAGTATGTTGCTGAAAAACCTGGCACAAGGATGTCGAAACGTGATAGAATACAAGAAATTTTGGCGCAAAGATTCGCGATAAAATCAATGCATTTAAAGAAAGATATGTATGACCTGCAACATGAAATTATTACTTTTGGTCCACGAATGGGTCACGATGATACCATTGATGCACTCGCTTATTCGTGTAAGTATGCACATCCTTCAAAGGTTGTAAAGGAAAATAAATCAGGAGACTGGTATAAACATAAACCTAAAGCTAAAAATTGGATGGTAGCTTGATGGATGATATAATAAAGCTAGAAGATTTAGAACCTAAAAAAGAGGAAGAGGAGGAAAAAGATGCCTAGATTTGGCAAAAAAAGTAAATTGAATTTATCTTCTTGTGATGAAAGATTGCAAAAAGTATTCAATGAAGTAATTAAACACGTAGACTGTTCTGTATTAGAGGGACATAGGTCTAAGGAAAGACAAAATAAACTATATGAAGAAGGAAAAACTAAAGTTACTTACCCAAAAGGTAGGCATAATGCTAGCCCTTCTCTCGCTGTTGATGTCGCTCCTTACCCTATTGACTGGAATGATAGAGAGCGTTTCCACCTTTTTGCTGGGTTCGTCATTGGGGTGGCTCGTGGGATGGGTATTACTCTTCGTTGGGGAGGAGACTGGAATATGAACTTTGAAGTCGATGATAATAAATTTGACGACTTTCCACATTTTGAGGTAAGATAATGGGTAGTATAGAATCTGCAGTATTTGACGATTTAGCAATGGGTGATCCAGATGAAAGATTGGTTCAAACAGCTAAAGAAAGAGTAGGTACAGACAATTATGTTAATACAAGTAAGAGGGATGTATGTGTAAAATGTATGAGAAATATATTCTCAGATACAAATATTCCTTTTCCAGAAACAAATAATGTAGTAACTTTTATGGATGCTATTGAAGGCAATAAGGTAGATTTGTTTAATAACCCTAAAGATTCTAATGGAAATAGAGTGAAACAAAGGTATTCTGGAAGAAAGCATTGGGAAGTTATTACAGATGCAAACAATTTAAAAGCTGGAGATGTAATGATTGTTCATAATAACGAAGGCGGTTTGCACGCAACAATGATAACTAGTTTAACTGGAGATACAAGCAGTACAGGAGTTTTAAGTACTTGGTATACTGGAATAAATGTTATTCATGACCCAGGAAAAGGTTCTGCAACAAAGTCTTCTCATTATGAATGGCATGAGCTAAATAATGGAGAAGGTAGAAGCAACCTAAATAGAAAATTTAAAAGAGCTTACAGGTATAAAGGAGGCTAATTGGAAAAGACTATAAGAGATGTCAATAATCTTGAAAAAAGGATGAAGCAAATGTCTACTGTTAGAAAAGACAGTACATTGGCACTACCTGAAAATCTAAGCCAATTAGAAGGCCCTGAGATGGAAAAGATGTATAAATTAATATCTGTATTAAAAACAGGCTCTGCTAGTGGTTGGGAAAAGGTTAAGATGTTGTTTATAAAAGGACAAATGAAACTCCCAAATAAAGAGAAGGCTGGCGATATAAATGCAGCATTAGTTAGTAAAGTAGCATCTAAGAATTTAAGCCAAGAAGATATAATAATGAATGATATGAATATTGATACAAACGCAGTTATTGAATCAATATCTGACGGAACTGTAGATTTAGATTCTGGTGCTGAGGAATTAGAGAAGATGAAAATGCTTGACGGGGATATGCCAGGTCAAGGTAAACACAAACAGGGGAATTGGAGAGGATAATGTCAAAGAAAAAAGCAGAGAGAGTAAGAAAGATATTTAATACTGTTAATGGCAATACAAGAGTTAGATGGGAGGCTACTAATCAAAAAGCTTCTGATTTTGCTAATGATAATCAATTAACAAATGAAGAAAGAGTAGCACTTGAAGAACAAGGAATGCCTACTTTTACTATTAATAGAATATCTCCAGTAGTTGAAATGTTAAATTTTTATGCTACAGCAAATAATCCTAGATGGCAAGCTATTGGTACAGAGGGTAGCGATACTGATGTTGCAGGGGTTATTTCAGATTTAGCAGATTATATATGGTATAATTCAGAAGGTGGTTCTTTATATTCTAATGCAATAAATGATTGTATAACTAAATCTATAGGTTATCTACAAGTTGATGTAGACCCTAATCAAGACTTAGGGATGGGTGAAGTTATAATTAAACAGCCTGAGCCTTTTGATGTATATGTAGATCCTAAGTCTAGAGATATGCATTTTAAAGATGCTGCTTTTATTCTTGTGAGAAAATTAGTTACTAAATCTCATTTAAAAGAATTATTCCCTCAATTTAAAACTAAAATAAATAAAGCCTCTAGTGATGAGAATTATGAGTTTAATTACTCAGCAAAAGATAGAGGTGTTGATCAGATTGATTACACATATAAAGATATTAATCAAGAAAGTGTAGACCCTGAAACAGGAGAGTCTGATGAAATACTAGAGTTGTTTGAATTGTTTGAAAAAATAAAAGTTCAATATTCTAATGTATTCTATAAAGTTCCTTTAGATGAAAAGAAGATGGCTCAAATTCAACAGCAAGTTCAAGTTAGACTTCAAGAATTAGCTGCTGAGCAACAAGTTCAATTAAAAGAAAGAGCTATGAAAATGCAGGAAGCTGTTCAAAAAGGAGATATGCTTCCAGAGAGAATGCAACTTGAAATGGAAAAAGTCCAAAAAGAGATGCAAGAAGAATTACAAAGAGTTCAGGTTGAGTATCAAAGTCAACTACAAAGAGAACAAGAGAAGACTGCTAATGTGGTTATGTCTAAGAGAGAATACGATTTACTTATTAAAAGTAAAGTAGATTGGATAGAAAATATTATAAATGTTGTAGACTTTTATCAGTCTAGAATAAGACAGACTTGTGCTGTTGGTGATAAGGTGTTATATGAGACTGTATTACCTGAAAAGATTACAAACTATCCTATTGTTCCTATTCATTTTAAATGGACAGGTACTCCTTATCCAATGAGTGCTATTTCTCCTTTAGTAGGAAAACAAAAAGAAATAAATAAATCTCATCAACTTTTAATACACAACGCATCATTAGGAAGTAGTTTAAGATGGATGTTTGAGGAAGGTTCTGTTGATACTGATTATTGGGAAAAATATTCTAGTAGTCCAGGAGCTTTGCTGCCTATAAGACCTGGTTCTCAACCTCCTACTCCAGTGCAACCTGCTCCTTTGAATAATGCTTTCTATTCTATAGTGCAAAATTCAAAACAAGATATGGAGTATTTAGCAGGTATTTATGCTTCAATGATGGGAGATACAGGTTCCAACCATGAGACATATAGAGGTATGTTAGCTATGGATGAGTATGGAACAAGAAGAATTAAACAATGGTTAAAGAATAGTATAGAGCCATCTTTAAAGCAATTAGGAATTGTAGTAATGCAATATGCTCAAAGTGTTTACTCTGCTCATAAAGTGTTTAGGTTAGTACAACCAAGTGCTTTACAAGAGCAAAGAAAAGTAGAGATGAATATACCATTGTATAATGATAAGGGAGAATCTATTGGTAAATCTTTAGATATATCTGCTGCTAAATTTGATATAAGAATTATAGCAGGTTCAACAATGCCTGTTAATAGATGGGCATATTTAGACGAGTTAAAACAAATGCTTCAGTTAGGAGTTATTGATGATATAGCTTTATTAGCTGAAACAGATTTAAAAGATAAAGAGGGAATTGCAAAAAGAAAGAGTTTATACTCTCAATTGCAAGGTCAAGTATCTGGAGCTCAGTCTAAAATAAAAGATCAAGCGGGAACTATCGAAACCTTAGAGAGACAAGTAGTCCAAGCTCAAATCAAGATGAAAGTAATGATGGCTGAGATGGAAGTCTTTAAGAAGAAAGAAGAAGCAAAAGGCAAGATAGAGAGAGCACAAAATTCTGTGCAAGACAATGCTAAGTTAGAAAAGAGTAGAGCTAAGTCCACTACAGACCAATTACTTGGGAAGTTAGGACAAAAAGTTAATACTACTGAAAAACAACTAGGAGCTTCAATGGCTGATGCTGACCAAAGAATGCAGAAGGCCGCTGAAGAAGAAGGTAAAAAACAAGCTCAGCAAAAAGAAAGTGTTGCACAAGATAAACAAAATGCTTAAATTAACAACATTTAATTAAGGAGAGATAATACATGGAACAAGATACAAGTAACCCAAGCGATAATTTGCCTGCTGATAACAAAGCAGCAAACGATCAAGTGTTTGGCTCTTCATCAGAGTTCTTTGAACAGTTAGAACAGGATGTAAATGGTGCTGTTGTAGAAGATACCATGAACGACCTAGCTAACGAAACCCTAGATACGGGAAATGACTCCCCTGTACAAGAGGCAACTCCAGAAATGGACCCTCAACAAAGTTTACAGGGCAATAGTAACTCGAACGTCAATTGGGAAAAACGTTATAAAGATTCAAGTAGAGAAGCTCAAAAGCTCTCGGCCAGAGTTAAGCAGCTAAAACCTTTTGAACCTTTAATGGACGTTATGCGCAAAGACAAAGGTCTAGTCACGCACATAAAGGACTATTTGCAGAATGGTGGTGCTCCATCAAAGACTGTAAAAGAAGAACTAGGATTAGATGATGACTTTCATTACGACCCTAATGAAGCTATAGAAAACCCTGAATCAGATTCAGCTAAGGTTTTTGCAGCTCAAATGGATCGTGCTGTTTCTGCAAAGGTTAATACAGCCTTAGATGCAGAAAAAAAGAAATCAGCTGACGCTTTTAAAAAGCAAAAATTAGCCCAAGAGGCCAATGAGTTTATGAAGAACAATAAGTTAAGTGCAGATGCTATGAAACTAGTGTTGAAAAAATCACACGATAGTAATCTTACATTTGAAGATGCTTATTATCTTTTAAACAAAGGCAATGCTAACCGCAATATCGCTAATAATGCAAAACAAGAAGTAGTTCAACAGATGCAGAATGTAAGAAATATTCCTCAGAGTGCGAGTCAGACTAATAGTGCGCAAGCAGAAAAGAGTCCAACTGACAATGTATTTGATACATTATTAGGTCAGGATGACAAAGTAGATAATCTGTTCGGGTAGCCTATAAGTAGTTTATCAGGCATATCCGAATGTAACTCGCAACATAGGAGGACATTAAAATGTCTGATATATTTAAAACTGGTGATCTTTCGCCAGGTTCGAGTACTGGGATTACTTCTCCAGGTCTTCCATCCGAAGGCCCAGGGAATCCAGATACTGGTGATCTGAGACGAAAGTATAATTTCGGTGACCGTGTTTCTGAGTTATCAATTGCTCAAGATCCTTTTTTTAGGTTCTTAAGTAAGGTTTCTAAAAAACCTACTGATGACCCAAATTTCAAGTTCACCGAGAAAAGGCATTCTTTTCATAAAAGATATGCTTACGTAACTGCTCACGCTACTACTGTAGCTGTGGGAACTGTAGCATCTGCTGTTACTGCAAGTAACATAGAAGTAGATGATACATATTTCTTTAAAATGGAAGCTGACTATAAAAATAGTGGTAATATTACTTCTATTTATGGTAACACTAATAGTCAAGTTCTTGTAGGTGCTGCAGGCACTCTACCTGGCTTCTTTATGAAGAATCAAGTTGTTAAAATTAACTTTAGAAGCGCTGCTCCTACTGTTAGTGATTATTCAGCTAATGACTATATCTTAATTAGAGTTATGAACACTACTGTTAGTGGTCAAGCTCAAATTGTTGAAGGTAAAGTCGTAAAAACCTTAAATACTGCAACTAATAACCACTTATGTTCTATGAAAACAACTAGTGCTGCTCACACAGGTGAGACTTTTGCTGGTGTTGTTAGTGATTTCTCACAACAAGGATTAGAGCCTAAAAAATGTTATGTTGTTGGTAATGCTCACGAAGAAGGTTCTGGGTATCCTGAAACATGGAAAGATCAGCCTTACTCTACAAGCTACGGACAAACTCAAATCTGGAAGACTGCAATGGCAATGACTAACACTGCTAGAGCAACTGCTTTAAGATATGATTCAAATGAGTGGGCTCGTGTTTGGAAAGAAAAGCTGGTTGAACATAAATGGGATATGGAGCAATCTTTACTCTTCGGTTCTCAACAAAGCAAAGACGGTATCAACTATACTCAAGGTGCTGTAGATTGGATTCTAAATAAAGCTAATATCTTTAGTGGTTTTAGTATCGCATCTTACACTGCTGATGATTTCTTAGATGATATGTCTGCTTATATGGATCCAAGATACGGTGGTGGAGGTTCAACAGTATTTTTCTGTTCAACTGCTGTATTTAATTGGTTACATAAATTAGGTGGATACTTCAAGAACAATCTTGAAATTTCTTCTAATTTCAGAGCTGATATGGCAATCACAGGTAAAAAGAAAGTGTTTGGTGTAGACATCACTACAATCACAACACCTTATGGTGATATGAACGTAGCTAGAAACATCCACTTAGATGGTACTGATATAAGCATACTTGCTATTGATATGAAGCATGCTGCATACAGACCTCTAGTTGGTAATGGTCTAAACAGAGACACTTCAGTGTATGTTGGTGTTCAAACTCTAGAGAACAGTGGTATCGATAGACGTGTGGACTTAATCTTAACAGAAGCAGGAATGGAATGGCAAATGCCTGAAGCTCATGCTATCTGGAAATCATAGGAGGTACTAGAAATGGCAAATCCATTATATGGAAGCAATAAAGATGATGATGCATTAGATGCATTATTAACTGCTGTTCAAGGCGGTGTTACTACTGGTGATCCTGGTGAGGAAGATTCATACATCACAATCACTATCAACGGTGCAGCTTATAAATTGCACTTAACTGCAGTTTAGGAGGTAGATGATGGCAGGTAAATACTGGATCGGAAACGAACCAAGTAGCAATGTGACTAGCGCTCAAGCTAAGAAGATTGCTGCAGACCCTGCAGCTGCAATAGCAGATGTAGACACAGCTAATGCTGCGAATAATAAGGCTGCAATAAACCTTATACTTGCTGCGTTGCGTGCTCATGGAATCGTAACCGAGTAACATAAAAATGGTAAGGGTGTCACCTAGGAAGAACTTCTCTCCCCGCGTGGCACCCAAGCCTATAAAGGAATAAATGCTTAGTATAAAAGAAAATGTGGAGTCTAGATTAAATGTAGCTGTACCAGACGGTGGCAATATTGTTACTACTTCTGATTTAGACCAATTTATTCAAGATGGAGTAGCTGAAATCTATAGAGCCTTAACGAGGCAGGGAGCTATGGACCAGTTGAGGCTATTTGTTAAAAAAACAGAAGAGCCTGCTCTTATAGGTATAACTGGAGCTACAGCAGCAGACCCTGTTGTATTTACATCTTCTCAACCACATAATTTAGCCTCTGGTCATTATATTAAAATTACAAAAATGACTCAAATGACAGATTTAATGGAAACTATTTTAAAAGTAGATACCACTCCTACAGCTACAACTTTTACATGTCACTTTATAAACAATGCTGGTGGTACTGCTGAAACAGGCGGAGGAGAGTTTTATCAATTAGATGTTGTTACCAATTATGGTACCAACCCAATACAAGGATTAAACGATAAGTTTTTTGATACTGATTATGTACTTGTAGAAAGAAAAGAATCAGAAGTAAATAGTAGTTTAGCTGAGATCGATGATTTAGGACCTCTTGCAAATGTATGGTATGCATGTAAAGAAGTTTCTATAGATAATGTCCATAAAGTTAAGGACCCTACATCTGTAGAATATGCTACTGCAAGAACTCCAGTTTATTGGAAAAATGAAATTGGAGAGATTACTATTTATCCTGACATATCTAAGCAAAGCCCTGGTAGGATATGGGGATTAGACCATTTTAGAGATTTGCTTAATACTTCAGTTCAAGGAACTTATAAAAATTATCCTGATTCATATTTTCTT